TTGATCAGATGTCATTGGCATTTCAGCGCCAACCATTCTTAAGAATCCAGATAACGTTCTGTTTCCATAACGCTCTACTTCTTGTTCATAAATTTCAGGTAAATACTGTTGAGCAAAGTCACTTCCAGCACCTGTGTTAAATTGTAGGTAGTTTGAAGCCAAGATCTGTTGAGTAGACGATGGAACTAAAGTACCAAATTGTGGAGTTAAAGCCATAATTATAATTTTTGTTAGTTAAATTTTTTAGTTTTGATTTTTAGTTTTGAAGAATCAAGACCGGTAATTGCTTTAACTTTTAATCCTCCAACAAATACATCACCAGAAGCTGTTTGCCTAGGTTCGTTACTTATGTTTTTAGATTTAGCCATAACATTCTTAACAGCATCGGCTTTGCCTTGCTCATAAAAATGTTGCGCTATTGTGTCAGCATTACGCGCAGCATATATAGCTTTGTGATAACCTTGAGCATCTTGTACTTCTCCTTTTTCATTTAAGAACGTCTTAATAAAATTTGAAATATCAGATTGTTGCTCTGCTACCTGTGATGGGTTTTTAAGTCCGTATCTAAACTTCTTATCACTAACATTAAATTCAAAACCTTTGAATTCATTATTTAGCAATTGATTAGTTCTTTGCTTAAAAACATCTCGTCTAGCTTTATTTGCTTCCTGCTCTTCGTTGTAGCGGTTGAAAAAGTCTGTAGCTTTTTTCTGATCTTGAGTTACGCCGGGTCTCAACTTGATTTCGTCGTAGTATTTACTCTTTAAACCTTCTAAAAACTTCTTAGCTTTTGCAGCCTCTTCCTTAAACGCAATTTTCTTTTTGCGTATATCTTTTGGTTCATCTAGATCTTCATCGTAATCAAAGTCTTCTAATAAAAGACTTACATCTTCTGAATCTAAATGTGGTTTAGTTTGTTTATAATATTCGCTTATTAAACTCTTATTATCAACATTGGTATAATCTGCATTAAGCCTAACATAGTCTTGTACAGTTCCGCCAGTCTCTTCCATAAAAGTAACTAGCTTTTCAATATTTTCAGGTAGAACTCTTTGCTCTTGTACAGCTTGCTCTACTTCTTTTTTTACTTCTGGTTGAGCTTCAGTTTCCTCTACTAATTGTATTGGAGAACCTACTTCTTCGTCGGTGTTCCGTACTTCTTCAACCACTGCTTCGCTGTTGCTACTGTCTTTGGATTCTTCGACAACAACATCGCTATCATTTGTCTCTTGTGTTTGAATGGCATTTGTTTCTTCTTGTTCTTTTGGTATTACTACTTTTGTAACACTTGGCTCTATATCTACTAAAGGTTCTTTAATATTTACTTTAGTGATTTCACGTTGATTGCTACCTAGATTTTTAGGTTTTGAAGGAGCTTTTATTTTAAACTCTCCTTCTTGTTTTACTTCTTCTGACATAATATAATAATATAAAATTAAAGGATTTTGTTTTATTTAGTAGGCTCGAATTGTTCTATTCCAAAACTACCTAGTGAGTCAAATCCTGATGACTCAAAATTCTTAGGAAGACCATCTGTTTTTCTTTGATTTATCATTTCAGATTGTTGAGTTCCTATGATACGAGCTCGCTGATCCTTACGATCTTCTATTTCTTTTTCTTTTTGTTTTTCAACATCTGTTTTTACTTGAGCTAATTGCATGTTGTATTGAAACTCTTGCTCCATCAATTGTCTTTTGATTTGAGCTTCCATTTCCATACGTTGTATTTCAAATTGAGATTTACCCTGCTCCAATTGTAACTTGCTCTCTGTCAACGCTTGTTGCTTTTGCATTTCAGCTAATGCCGCTTGCTCTGATGCTTGAGCATTTGCTTGAGCTTGCATTTGTATATTCTGTTGTTGAGCAGCTGCAGCAGCTTCTGCTTTTTGTCTTTGTTTCTGTTTTAAAAGTTGATTGGCTAGTTTGAAATTATTTATCTCTCTTATATCTATAGCATCTTCTAAACCAATTTGACCAGCTTTAATAGCTATCTGTATATTTTGTTCTAACTGAGCCTGCTCTTCTTGCTCTGGTTCTAACTCTAAGAATATACCAAACTCATGCATATTAAGCTTTTCTATTTCGCTTAATGTTGCTACATTCGTTTGATTGATAGAACTTATTAAAGCATTTTTAAGTAAAGGGAAGCTTAGTGCATCAGCAGCTCTTAAGCTTATATTCTCAGCAACTCTAACAGTTAAGTACATTAAAGACTGTAGTATATGCTTTGTGGCTGTATTTGAAGCCGCAGCTGCTAGTTTCTGTAAACCTACTAAAGAATCTTTAGCTGGTTGACTACCGTCTCTAGCTTCATTAAGTCCGGTCACGTCTCTAATCATTTGCAAGTAATACTGATACGTTTGTATCAACGCCTGTATCTTACCTATACCAGACGATGTTTGCAATTCTTGTATTGGTACTTTACCTCTGTTAGGGTCACCATCTTGTGTTAAACTTCTACCAACAATACTACCAGTTTGGAAGTACATATTTAAAGCTTCTGAAGGATTGTAATTAGTACCATTACCAAGATCAACTTCTGCTAATCCATCTACATCAACATAAACACCATCAGGCACCATACGTGAAAGCACTTGTTGTATTTTTAAATGTGTAAGCTGTATCATATCAGCAAAGCCAATACACTTACTTACAGTACTTTCTATCTTGCCTTTATACATACGAGGCGAAGATATAGCATAGTTCATTTCAACCTTAGTTTGATCACTATAAGGTCTTGTCATGTTTTCAGCTAATTCCCATTGAAGCATTTTTTTAAAGCCTAGTATCTTAGCTCCACTATACAATACCTCTATAGCTCTATGTACTTTATTAAAGTTATCTGTTTCAGGTGGATCAAATGAATCGTCTTTTTCAAGAGCTTTTTCTAATCCTTGGTCTGTTTGTTTTATTTTAAATACCTGATTCTCATATGTCTTATATTCAAAATATAAAACCTGTATAGTATTATTATCACTGTTTTGATTGTAATAATTTCTAGTATAACTTATATCTCCAGGATATTTTTCTATTTCCTCTAATTCATCTTGAGTTAAATAAGGAAATTGTTTTTTAAGTTCCTCTAAACTAACTGATTTAACTTCACCAACATAATAAACATCTTCAAAGTTTGGATCTTCTGTATAAGAATAAACTAAATTAGCAGGATCAACGTAATCAACAGTAACACCATTTGCTAAATTGAAATTTGTTTTAACGCAAGATATACCTAAAACAGTAAGATCATATGCTAAACGCTTTTTAGTTTCATGATATTTATTGTAATTAAATATATTTTCTATAAGTTCTTCTTCAGCTATTTCTACAGATTGCTTGTAGTCAAGTTGCATATATAACTCAAGTTCATCTTCGTTAGCTGGAAGTTGTTTTATTGTTTTATTAGAAAAAAGATTTTGTCCAGTAAGTTCGTTTAAAGTAGCTATTTCATTTCTACTTTGCATATCACTTATGGCATTGAATATAAAATCTGTTCTTTCTTTTATTGCAAATGGATCTGAAGCAAATGATTTTATTCTATAACCCTTGTCAGTCATGCCATTAACTACAATATCTACAAACTTAGACAATACAGCTACTGGTTTCCAGTCTAAATTTAAATAAGACAAGTCACCATTAATAGATAATTCATCTTTATATTTTTGAACGTTTTGTTCTCCTCTAGCATATAGTCTTAAGCTATTAAAATATCTCCAATTGTTTCCAAATCTTCCACCATCTCCTAAGCCTCTATCTCCTCTGAACCATTCGTTTTCAATAGCTCTTCCTACAGCCAAACCATATTCTAATGTTTTCTTTTCTGCGTCTGGTACTACCTGACTTGGGAAAGAACTATTAACGTTAGTATAAATCATTTATTTATTATTTTTGAAATACCACCTTTATTATCATACTTTTTGAAACCTAAAGGAAAAACATTTTTTTTAACTTTAAAAACTGGTGTATATCTATTTTTGTTACAAGCCATAAGAGCTAAACCAGAACTTATTGTTGCATCAAACTTTGTTCTATTGTTTATATTAAATTTTGCCCAGTCTTCTAGCGTGCGCTGAAAATACATATCACCGTATGTAGTTTCTTTTGATCCAACAAAATCTTCTATGTAAGATTCAATAGCTGCAGCATGCGCTTGTTTAATATCTTCAGAGGAGTTTGGTATACCTCCAATTTCTTTTTCAGTTATAGATAATTTGTTGTATGTTTTATCTGGGCGATTCATACTAAACCCTCTATAGCCTCTTCTTTTAAAATGGTATAATAATCTAGGTTTATTATTTTCACATAATATTGGCATGCCATAAAATATACAAGCCATAAGCACTTCTTCAAAAAATATTTCAGCAGTCTGTGGACGTGCTACATATTCTAAAAAGAATTTATTAGGTGGTACATCTTCCATACTAAATTTAGTAAGTCCATGTAAAGATCCTTTAGAGCCTCTATTATCTACAGTACCTGATATATCATATGAATCACAACCAAATGCTCCACAGTGTTCATTACCAGGAAATTTTACACCGTTCTTGATTATTAATCTATTTTGTAGATTTCTAGGAGGCACCCAAGATACTAAGAATCTACCGTCTCTGTTTGGTACAAATTCAACTACAGTATCTTTATGACCATTAGCCCACTTAAAAGAACCTTTAGTCAACAACCCTGCGTTTCTTAAGTCTTCGTTGTAATCTATTTGTTCGTATATCTTAGTTAGATTAAATAAAGACTCTTTTGTTTCATCTCTAAAAGCGTGTTGCTCAGTACGAGGGAATTGTCTATAGTATTCATTTAAACTATCTTGATCACCTCTTAAACCTTCAACTTCATTTTCCCAATGATTAATAACACCTACTTCTATTTGCAACCCATCCGCGCCTTCAACTGATTTTTCTGGCGTATCAAATACAGCGTGTCCATAAGTATCAATGAATCCTTCGTAGTTCCATTCCATAGGTATGAACAAAGAATATAATCCTGAGCCAGTCTGCCCATTGCGGTTTCTATTTGTGACGTCTGACGCATAGTATAATCTTTTAAAATTTTCACCACCTTTATCTAAAGCATTAGATGTTGAACCCATCATACATTTGCCTACAATTCTAGAACCTAATCTTAAACAAGTTTTTGTAACTCTCCAGTTATTTAATATATTATCTGGCCTTTCCCATTTACCACTTTCATCGTGTACAAGTAATTTTAGTTTTTCACCGTCGTACGAGTTGTCGCCGGTGTTTTTCCAGTCGATCGTTGTATCGAGCCCTGAGATCTCCTGGAGCTTCTCATTGGCGTCGAGTTTCTTACGGGTAAATTTCGACGCGGGGACTCTATACGCAAGTTCCGTCTTCGGTCGGTCCATTCCGTCTTGGATTGGTTTGAAAAAGAAGGGGTAATTAACGGATATCGGTACAACCTTATCTGTAAACATCTTCTTTGCATCTGACCCAGATTTTGATAGTATACCAAATCTTGAGTCTGTAGAAATCGTGGCTTGATTAACAGTCTCGCCTGAGGCCATGAATGAAAAGCCTGACCGTCTGTTCTTAAGATAACACATTCCGTAACATCTTGCATCGGCCTTACAGGCTTCCCAAAATATGTAGAATAATCTATTCGATTCTCGAAAGTCTGGCTGCCCAACATCAATCTTGGACCACTGCAAGTACATGTAATGAGTACCAGTGATGTAAGTAGGAAAACCTTTGTTATTAAACCAGAAACCATCTTCACGCCTTCTAAACTCTTCGTCAATATATTCATACCAATTTTCTTTAAAATGTTCTGGGTGTTTATTCCAATCAAATACATTTTTAATTCTATCTAATTCCTTAGGATAATCGTCTCTTTGCCATCTATCTATATCCTTACTTAGCTTACCTTTAAGAAGTGGTAATGCTATTTTTAGATTTTGTATTTCATATATTTCACCAATTTGACCGGTCCTACTTATAACAATAACATCATGTTCTTTGTTATAACCGTAATCCCACTTCTTAGTTTTGTTATTTCTTTTAACAATATGAGGTTTTATATGATCATCTAATATTCTGTATAAACTCTGTGTATACATCATTTAGATCTTCCTTCTGCAAAACCTTGAAAAGATTTTTGTTTACTACTTGATTTGTCTTCAAGCATATTTTTTTCTTCTTCAATACGATTAAGTATTTCAAAAGCATCAAATATAGCTAACTTTTTTGTTGCAGCTGCGTTCTTTAAGCGATCAGCCGAGATGTCATCATCTGAATCTACAATAGGTTCTTTAGCTACCTTAATTAATTCTTCAACTGCTTTTTGCCCAGCTTGGATTATATTCAACTTGGTTTTTTTGGTGCTCATATTTAATTACAATATCATTTGATTTCATACAATAAAGCCGTTGATTATCTATAATAAATTCAAACTCACTATTGGGTTTGAATCCAATTACATCTCCCTCGGCCACTCCCTTGTCTTCTAAGGACTTATTACCATATTTTAATATACCAATAAGCTTTTGCTCTTTATCTAATTCTAGATCATTATTATTTTCAAGTGGCATTGCAAAACATCTATCAGCAAATGCAAGCCAATCTTTATTTCTTCTATATAAGTATATTTGATCTATTTGACAAAAATAAAGATTATCTTTAAAAAACTTACTACTATTTACTTCATTACCTCTAACGTTGTAATACCTTCTAAATATATTATGATGAACTATTATTTCATCACCTTCTTTTATAGGTGTTTTAAAAGCTGTTGGTATTGATACTACAATAGCTTTATTGTTTACAAACTTGTGTTTTTCAATGCTAGTGTTTAGTAGAAGTTCTTTACCGTCTACGTCTATAGAGTTATCATAAATATCACCAACTGGTTTTATGATAAAATCGTATACACTCCTCATCAATACTCTAAATCATATTCAACAGATACCGCCATGTGTGAATTAAATTTCTTCCATGGCAATACCTCATTGTTTTTCTTTATATGAATATTATAAGAATTGTCTGATTCTTCAAATAAAATATACGCTATCTCATGACCACCGTAAACTTGTTGGCCTACGGAGTAATGCATAGCATCATTTTTATAATCAGAACCAATACTGATTTTTCTTATAACAGAATCCATTTTAGTCTTCTGCTTTAACTACAGATAAATCCCCTTGCTTATCTTCTAAATCAACTAATGTATATTCTCCACTAGTCATATCTATATTAATAGATCCATATTCTTCTTCAAGACCTTTCTTAAAATCTTCTAGATCTTTGTTAATACCAGCTATTTCATGAAGCAAAGCATGTTTGTTTGATTCTAAAATACCTATTTGACTAAGTATTTCACCTAGTTTAGTATTATAATCTTTTAATTCTTCTAATTGTTTTTCTGTAATTTTTGACATTTTATTTAATTTAATTGTTTATATATACTTATATAGTTACGCATAATATAATTATTTACTTTTTTTCATTATGCAGGTAAGTCTTCATATGCGTCTGCATAATCAGCTGGTAGATATGATTCCATACTACTTACTTGTTCAGCACTACACGCTTCTTTGTAAAAGTCATTTGCTAGTAACCAAGTGAAATGTTCTTTTAATCTTTCAACGTGTGCTGCTTCAGTTTCTGAATCTGCAGCTTCCGCTAGTTGACCATCAACTTGATTTACAATAACAGCTTTGTGACTGTCTGGCGTGTTCTCTGATGTAATTACGTTTTTGTACATTTTTGTTTATTTATTGTTTTAATAATTCTATTTCTGCTTTTAATTCTTTTATAGCTTGTACTAATACTGGTACTAGTTTTCCATAACTTAATTCTAGTTTCTCTGGATTCTCGTCATATACTAATCTTAAAGTATCGTTGTCTAATTCCTTAACCTCTTGAGCTATAAATCCAAAATCTTTTTTACCTTTGTTAGCTGAGTAAAATTCTTCTCCGTCTGCATTAGTTTCTGCTCTATTATCCCACACAAACTCTCTTGGTTGTAAAGCGTCTATAAAAGCTAGTCCATATCCTAAATCTTTTATTTCTGTTTTATCTCTTTCATCAGATAAAGATGTTATAGAAGTAACAGCGCATCGTAAAGCTGATATACTTGAATTACCTAAAGTGACTTGATTGTTTCCAGTAGATGCTGCAGAATAACCAAAGGTATTTTGATTTGATGCAGAACCAGTGCTAACGTCAGCTTGGTAGCCCATTGTAACATTATTACTTCCAGAAGATAAACTTGGAGCAGAATTGTACCCCATAGACGTATTATTAGTCCCAGTATTTAAGTCAGATAAGGCATTTGTTCCTACACCAGTATTTTTCCCATTTGTACCACTCGCATTTGCACTAGTACCAGAGCTATATCCAACAAATGTATTGTCAGAAGATGTTGTTATAGCATCTCCAGCTTGATAACCTAATATAGTATTATTCCCTCCAGTTGTAACGGCTGTACCAGCTTTATAACCTACCGCTACATTGTTGCTTTTTGTTCCAGATCCTCTTAATGCTTCCGAGCCAATAGCAATATTGTAATTACTTGAACCGCTAGGAGACTGTAAAGCTAAATAACCCATTGCCACGTTACCAATTCCATTATGACCAAAACCACCACCAAAAGCACCTCGACCAACAGTTGTGTTTTGTGAACCAGTAGCTGTATAACCAGCATCATAACCAATATTAACACTATCACCGCCAGTTGTATTAGTATAACCAGCTCGATAACCTAAATTAGTATTACCAAAACCAGAAGTTTGTGAATAACCAGCCGCATATCCTATGTCCATATGGTAATTAGCTGTGTTGCTTCTGCCGGGTTGACCGGAGCCAATAGAAAGCTGCGCAGTTGGCGCACCACCAAAAGCGCCAGCATATTCACCGATTAAAATAGCTCTTGTTCCCACAGACGCGTTTCCTGCAGCATGTCCAATTACAACAGCACTTTCTGCTCCACCATTATATGCCGCTGATGCTCCAATAATTACACCATTGCCACTATTACCAGCTCTATTGGCATCAATACCAATAACTACACTTGCGCCACTTGAACCAGACAAAGATGCATCATGTCCAATTGCCACTGCTCCAATTCCACTTGTTTCTCCATTTCCAGCAAGATTACCAATAAATGTGTTTCTTTGACCAGTAGTTAAACCTCCACCAGCGTCTATACCTAATACAGTATTATCTTGCGGATTACCACTTAATCCAGCTGGTACTTCTCCTACATATAAACTATTTGTATCAACTAAACAATCAGTTAATCCATTTAAACTAGATGCTCCACCACCTCCAGCGGCAGCTAAAACAATTCCTCCAGAAGAACTTGAATACTGTAATACATGTCCATTTGTTGAGCCTAGTCCCGGTATTCTTAATAAGTCTACATTTGCATCTCCTAACGTTATTTCATTTGTAGCAGTAGCTGAACTAGCTTCTGCTTCATAACCTATTAATGTAATATTTTGACCTGTATATGTAGCACCATTTCCAGCGTATTGACCGACTACAGTATAGCCGCTTCCTGATCTAATACCAGCACCAGCCGCATGCCCAATCCCAATATTTCCACCAGAACCACCAGCCTCCATGTTTTCTAATGCACTGGTACCTACTCCAACGTTGTAATTTGCGGAGTCAATTTTTTTCATTACATTAACACCAATACCGACATTACCAGTTCCAGACATTGCACTACTTGAACCAGAACCAGACTGATACCCCATAAAAACATTAGAGCTACCAGTAGCGTTTTTACCAGTTGAATATCCAACAAAAGTATTTAATTGCCCAGTTGTAACAGCATATCCCGCTTGATAACCTAAATTTGTATTATTTGTTCCAGAAGTATTTGAGAAACCAGCATTATAACCTATTGATATAGTTCCTGTTGCACTATTAACTCTACCAGATTCAAGACCAATAGCTATTGCAGACGTTCCAGTATTTGATACTCCAGCATTATTTCCTATTAACACAGAATTGTTACCACTATTAGTGTCTCTACCAGCGCTTGCTCCTATCGCAACAACATTACTAACTGATGAATAACCTAATCCACCAGCCCGCATACCAATAAATGTATTATAAACACCAAAAGTTAAGGTTTTACCAGATTGATTTCCTAATAAAGTGTTACCAACTCCAGTTGTTAAAGAATCTCCAGCGTCTATACCCATTATAGTATTAGACTGTGGATTACCACTTAATCCAGCTGGTACTTCACCAACGTAAAGCGAAGCTGTATCAACTAAACAATCTGTAAGACCATTAAGACTCGTAGCGCCACCACCACCAATATCTCCTGGTGCTATTTTAACATTAGTTGTTCCATTAAATCCAACTACAAACTGTACGTTTGCTGGATCTGTTTGAGTTGTAAATTGTGAAAACTTTATATTTGCCATTGTATATATTTTATTATTACTCTACTATCATGAATGTTGGAAATGCTCCGGACTCTGCTATAATAAAATCTCCGTTTTCAGCTAGTATCTCGTCAAAGGCAGTTGGAAATCCTGCGTTTCCAGTGTTACCACTTGGTATACCTATTCCTATACTTATTCCAAAAGCCATATTATCTTGCTGCTATAAGTTGTTGAACTGTAGTTGTAGCTGTTGCGTTAGAAGCTAACACATAGTCTACTGTTACAGGTAAAAACCCACCAGCTTGTAAACCGTAGAAAGTTATAGATTGAGCTTGAGTAGGTAGTCCAGGTGCTGCTTCTATTCTAAATACAGCATTAGCGCCTCCACCTGTTATAGTAATTAAATCTCCATTTAAGTATCCTGTACCAGCTGCGTTTACTACAACTGTTTGTACAGCACCGCTTGAAGCAGTAATATCAACAGTTAAACCAGCGCCACTACCACCTGTTGTTGCAACTGCAGCAGCATTGTTTGCATATCCAGTTCCTCTAGAACCATAATAACCAGGTGAAGAGAATCCGCTAATTACACTAGGCCCGACTGTGCCTGCAGGTATAATTACCATATCGTCACCAGCCGTTGTATTGTCCCCTATATATATTACAGAAGCATTTAAGTTTGTAGCTGTGGAAATTGTATTATTAGGTGTTACTACCTGTATGTCGTTAGTAGCGAAATCAGGTTGATTTCCAAATTGTCCCATTTTTTATTATTTTTTATTTGTAATTGATTTTGCTTTTTCCCAAGTTCTTCCTACGAAATAAGCTCCATAGACTGTAATAAGTAATGACTGAAATATAGGGATATATTGTTCAGCCACTGAAAATCCACCCACGTTGCCATCAAAAAAAGATAACACTGTAAATACAAACGTTAAGTATATAAGTACAATTGGGCGTATATTTTTAGACAAGAAACTATCAGACTTCATATCTGACTCCCAACGACGACTAACTTGCTCTTGAGCATCATTATCAGCCTTCTCTAATATTTCTTGTATTTGTTTTTTTATAACAAGCTTTTCTTCTTTAGTAGTTGTTAACTTATCGATAACATTACCAACTTCTTTAATAACTCCACCTGTTAGCCATTGAATTATTTTCTTCATGCTTTATCGTATGCTTCTTTTTCCCAAGGTAGATTTTTAGCACCTTCTTTCATACTAGACCTAGGTATTTTTTTACCTTTCCAGTATACATATTTTTCGTCATAATCAAGATCACCTCTAAGCATTTGATCTATGTGAACCATTTCGTGATCAATAACTTCATCTTCTTGTTCAGGCGTCATGCCTTGTCTTAAGATTATAGTTCCATTGTTATTGGCTTTACCAAGAACTCCATCTTCCATACCTACACGATATATAGGTGTGCTGTTACTTGAATAAGGTGGTTTATCTAATTTAAACGCCATTTAATATTTTTTTGGAAACCTTTTATTAAACCAGTCTTTTCTAGCAGAACAGCCGCAGGGGATATTTAAACCCTCTGCGACTTTATCTACTACAGTTTTAATTCCAGTAGCTTTAGTAAACTTTTCTATATCGTCTCCTAAACCTCTAGATTTCATAATTATGCTACTACTATTGCAGTTACTTTTACACCTGTACTATTCTGTACGATTGCTAAAGGACCACCTGGATTAGCGGTTACAGCTGAAATAAATTGATCAGCCCATTCTTTTCCTTTTGCAGTTGTAGTAAATAAATAACTTTTTCCTGATTCAGTGTAAACAGTCCACTTGTTAGCGTCACCACCTCCGTTTGCTAGTCCTTGAAATACAGAAGTAACACCTCCGATGATAACATCAGAAAGTTGATTAGCGACATTGATGTCTACTGCTTTAATTTTAATGTAATTTGCCATTGTGTTAAATGTTTAATGTTAATGTTAATGTTAAATGTTTGGCTAGGTTTATACAGTCCTATTCTGTTTTATTTCTTTTTCTTACCATACATAGGCGTAGCAGAACCTTTATGACCCATATTGGCCATAGAACCTTTTCTTTTACC